TGTAATTTAACTGAGGTCATCATCCGAAGTGACGATAAGATCGCAGATATCAAGAGAAAGATTGAGCATGCTACCATCCTAGGTACTTGTCAATCATCTATGACATACTTCCCATTCCTTAGTACAGAGTGGGAAAGGAATGTAGAAGAAGAGAGATTACTTGGGGTATCATTCACTGGTATCTACGACAACCCCTTAATGTGGGGTAAGGAAGGACTAGAGAAACTCTCTGGTCGTCTGGGTAGATGGCGTGAGCATGCTAGGAAAACTAATTCAGAATGGGCAGACAAACTTGGAATCAATAAGTCAGCTGCTATAACCTGTGTTAAACCTAGCGGTACAGTATCATGTCTAGCGAATACATCTTCGGGTATACATCCGAGATATGCGTCTCATTACATACGAAGAGTACGTATAGACAAGAAGGATCCTATCTATAGCTTTATGAAAGACGCAGGGATACCTGTAGAAGACTGTGTACTTAATCCTGAATCAACAGGAGTCTTTAGTTTCCCTCTATCTTCCTCTACACATAGTAGAGAGGCACAGGATGTCTCAGCCCTAGAACACCTAGAGCTTTGGCGAGTATATAAGAATCATTGGTGTGACCATAATCCGTCTATCACCATTCATTATACAGACGATGAGTTCCTACCAGTAGGAGCATGGGTTCTGGAAAACTTTGATGACATTCAAGGTATATCTTTCCTACCTAGGGTTGACCATGTTTATGAACAGGCTCCCTTTGAGGAGATATCTGAAGAATGTTATAATAAATTAAGTAAGAATATGCCAGAGGTAGATTGTAATAAACTTAGAGAATATGAATCTGAGGATACAACTAAAGGTACACAAACCTTAGCATGTAGTGGGGGTTCTTGCGAAGTAGTAGACTTAGTGGAGACAACCTAATGGATATTTCACCCGCCCGACAACTGGGCTTAAGTAATTCTTTGAATACAACACAACTAAATAAATTCCTTCAAGAGTTAGACAACAGACTCAAGAAGGTTGAGGAACAACTCAATGCCGAATCAAAAAATACCATACGTCGATCCAGATCTAGTAAAGATTCTGGAGAAGATGTATCCTCCTCTTGATTATTCTAAGGATGTATCAAGAGAGGACTGGGCATTTAGGGGAGGTCAGAGAGAATTAATAAAGAAGCTATTTCAAATCACTAAACAACAAGAAAGGGGTTAAGTTATGGCAATGGATCCAATGCAACAAGCGATGGAGATGGGACTTGGTGGCGGTATGCCTGAGGGTGATCCCTCAATGATGGGACTTGGTGGTGGTATGCCCGAAGGTGATCCTATGATGGATCAAGAGATGACTATGGAAGAAGGCGAAGAGGCTGGGCGTATGGGGGATACCATATTAGCTCATATGACACCAGGAGAAGTCGTTATCCCTGCGGAATTGGTTGGTGATCCTGCGATTGCTGAAGCTTTAAACGAAATCTTTATGTCTGCTGAGATTGACATGGCTCAATATACAGTAGGAAGCCCTATGAATAGTATCAACCCTGAGACAGGCAACCCTGAGTTTGGTTTCTTTAGTTCAATAACAAAGCCTTTTAAGAAAGCCTTCGGATATGTAACAGGTGCGAGAGCCCAAGAGAAAACAGCAGAGAAACAAATGGCTAAGTACGTAAGAGCTGAAGCTGCAGCAAAGAAAGAATCTAGAAGGCTCATGGCAGAGCAACAGGCTTATTTCAAAGGTGAGATGGATAGGTTTATGGCAAAACAAGCAGAAGATACTGCGTTATTTAACCAACAGATAGCTGTAGATCAAGAGAAATCAAGGGTAATGGCAATTCGAAACAAGAGAAATTTTGCTAAGACATTGTTTGGTATCCAAGGTAGAGCTATTGGATCCTCTAAAGAAGCGGCAGCAGTAGGAGATACAGCGACATCAAGAGAATTCAAAGCCCCCAAGTTCTACGGTTCTAAGAGAAGTAAGAAATCCTCGCCAAAATTTAAAAGAAAGGCTCCGAAAACAAGTTCGGTACGCCCCAAGTAAGGAGTAAGTTATGAAATCAGGAAGTTTTAGTATGCCTAAGTTACCCTCAGCGGCTGAACAAGCTCAGGTATTAGCTACCCTGATGGGAGAACAAAGAGCAGCTCAGGAAGAGATGTATCAACAACGCCAAGATGAAGTACGAGCCCAAGAAGAGCAACGAATACAGGATGAGAAGGCGGAACGCCAGAGAATCGAAAGAGTAGAGGGTGAAAGGGAAGCAGCACTAGCTGAAGCCGAACGTCAGGCTCAATTAGAAGCTGAGGAAGTTGTTGTAGAAGATGTATCCGAAGAAGATCAATTAGTCTATGGATTCTATGGTCTCTATGGAGATGAGGATGACTATGAAGACGATGACTCAGAGGAAGAAGCACCCGCCTAAGGAGAATATACCATGTCTAAGGAAACAAACGCTGAACGATGGAAGTTCTTAAATGAACAACGTCTAATGAAGCTAGAGAGAGCAAGGAAGTGTTCATCACTTACGATACCTTCGCTACTTCCACCAGAGGGATGGAACGAAGAGGTACAACTATCTCAGCCTTACAGCTCGGTACCAGCTAGAGGTGTAACCAATATGGCTAGTAGGATTCTATCGGCTATGCTACCTTTAAATGATACACCATTCTTTAGGTTCGAACTACAATCAGGAATGGAACCTAATCAAGAGATCTGGAACTTCTTGGAATCTCTTTCATATCAAGTACATAATAAACTATCGAGTAGAAACTTAAGAGAAACTATCTATACTACACTACAGCACTTGATTGTAGTAGGAGACGCTCTAGTAATCGTAGAAGATTCTTTAAACTTTAGAGTCATTCGATTAGATCAATACGTTGTCAGGAGAAATGTCGAGGGAGAAGTTCAAGAGATCATCTACCTTGAGTTTATCTCAGATGACAACGAGGAAGATATCTTTACATCTGGACAATACAACTATACAGCCGACAGCCGCAAGGGATACGAGGTTCAGTACATTAGAGTTACACGTAACGAAGATGATACATGGGCATTGGTAGCTGAGGATGGCGAAGGAAATCTTAAAAATGAAGGAGAGTATGAAGTATCTCCGTTTATTCCTTTACGTTGGGCTTCCATTACAGGTGAGAACTATGGTCGATCACATTGTGAGGATATCATAGGTGATATACAAACCTTAGAGTCCTTTACAGAAGCTCTTACCGAAGGGGTGGCAGCAGCCTCCGCCTTCTGGATTGGAGTAGACCCCGCAGGTATTACAGAACTAGATGATATTGCGGGTGCAGAGAACGGTGAGTTTGTCTCAGCTAGAGAACAAGATATATTTACATTGAGTCCTTCCGGAACTATGTCACCTCAGATTCAAGCTACACAGTCAGGTGTTGAAACTATGAGACGAGAGATAGGTAATGCTTTTCTATTAACAGGATCCGCTATACCTAGTGGAGATCGTGTGACTGCTACAGCGGTACGTATGATTGGCTCAGAACTAGAGACGGTACTTGGTGGAGCATTCTCTGCTATATCTAGAGATCTTATGGAACCTGTAGTTAATAGAGTTACTTTTCTTATGTTACAAAATGGTGAGATAGATCCTAGATTAGAGGAACAGTTTGCTTCTGATGGTATCCTTAGTGTAGAGATAGTCACAGGACTACAGGCTCTAAGTAGAGATTCTGACTTACAAAAACTAATGCAGATGGGAGAGATGGTAAGGAATCTTCCTGAACCTGCTCTTGCGTTATTCAAATGGGAATCATACGCTCGTGCTTTAGTTACTTCGGTAGGATTCGATGCCAATAACTGGGTTAAATCCGAAGAAGAAGCTAAACAACAACAGATGGAACTTGCAGAAGCTCAACAACAGATAGCTACTCAAGGACAGATGAAACAGGGTATGGGACAGATGGTTACTAATGCTATGGGACAAGCTGCTGCTCAGGATATGGAAGCTACGGGTGGTGAAGGTATTCAAGAGATTATTGATGCCAATCCAGAGATGTCCCAACAAGTACAACAAATGATGGGAGGTACGTAATGAAAGAAGATGGAGATACTCTTCTTTCATTAGATATCCTTGGTGCCAAGAACGACGTTGTTTCTGATAATTGTATATTAAAATTAAACCAAACAGAAATAATCGGAAGAGGAAATCTTGATTATATTATATCTGTTAGAAATGAGATGCTTAGTAATAGAGGGTATAGAATACCAGAAATATGGGACCATGAATGGAACCATAAACTGGGTCCTATTTGGACACCTGATTCTATCTCAGCTAACTTAGAAACATGGGCATGTCCAGAGTATTTTAAACCTGAAACAGATAACCCTACAAGATGTATTGAGATGACCAATAGAGTAAATGGTGATGTGGCTTTTGAGCAACTCACAATATCCAAGATGCCGTTATTGGAACGTAATACTGATCTTAGAAATCATGAGGGTTTGGTATTCAATGGTACAACGGAATTTATGCGGGGAAATGCTAATGGGGATTGGCAGGTTGATACATCAGATTTTATTATAGCTGTGGTTATCGCCCCTAATAATACTATGGCTGCTGCTGCTCCTATAGTAGCTAAAAGGTCAACGCAGTTTGCTCTTAAGGTAGATTACTCAAGTACAAATGAGGATGTCATCTTTACTATGAATGGTACTGACTACACATTAATAGATGGAGCTGTTCTTGGTGAACAAGTTATCGTATGTGGGCGAAAGGATGGTAAAGCTTTTGTATATACTAATGGGAATCAAACAGAAGCACTTTCTGCAGATACTGCAGATTTAGATCATAATTCCAAACCATGGTTAGCAGATATGATGCTCAACAACCAGGAGTATAAGGGTACTGTATATGAAATTATTATGGTTAATGATGAGTTATCAGAGACAACCACTGTTGATGATGATCTTGTAGAGAAACTTACAGGATATTTAGCGTGGAAATATAATTTAGCAAAGGTTTTAGAGAGTGGACATACATATAAAAATGCGCCACCAAGAACAACTTTAATTTAAGAAGGAGGCAACTATGCCAAAGAAAAAGAAAAAGAAAGGTAGCACCCCCAGTGCTTCTAGAGTCAAGGGTAGGACTGCTGCCAGAGCAGCTAAAAAAGCTAAAAAAACTGGCTCAAGTGGTGGTAAATGATGAGCCGCTTCCTGTTACTCTGTAGTATATTGTTACTATCAGGATGCTCGATGTTTAAAGGAATGTTTCCTCCTGTTAACCAAGAACGAGGGTTTATAGATGATTTTGGGGGAGTAACTAACATAGAAAAAGTAGCAGCACTAGAGAATCTAACTATCCTTAGTGGAATAGGAGGATTCTGTTTGTTATCTGGTATCGTTTTACTTACAATTTCAAGGGGGACAATGGGCTGGCGACCTATAATTGGAGGAATCGCTCTAATTATTTTAAATTATGTCATCAGTATATATGCATCATGGATTTTCCTACCAATCATAGGAGCTACGGGTGCTATTAGTATCGCATGGGGATACAGTAACGTGCGAGAAATGTTAAAACTTAAGAAGGAGAAAACATATGGATAGTTTTCTAGGTACAGTGTTTTATAGTGTATTGATCTTTATTGCAGGAGCCTTTGTAGGCGCACCGCTATGGGGATGGGTACGAAAAATGTTTCCGTGGAATAAATAATACTCCGAAAGGGAAAGCAAATGATAAATATGACAGGGGCTATCCCTATATTAGAAATTATCATAGGAGCTGGCGTAGTCGGCATGCTATGGCAAATGAATCGACAAATAGGATCCTTAACACACGCTATCGAAAGCTTTCACGATATGTTGGAAGACCACGAAGCTCGCTTAAGGACAATCGAAAAGGAAAAGAATAAATGACAGAAAGTAATCAGACTCCACAGGAACAATCACCTGAGGTATTCGAATACCAACAGGAGACTCCTAATGAGATCATGGATACAGTCCGTGATACGGAACAATCTATTACAGCAAGTGCAGATGAAGTAAACGCTGCTAGGGAACGTGCTGCTTTTGAAACTTATGTGCAAGAAGGTGGAAAAACTATACCAGAGAACTTTGCAGACGCAGGTTCATGGTTTGATTCCCTCAAGGAAGCACAGAAGAATTATACTCAAGGTCAGCAAGAGATTGCTGAACTAAAGAAACAATACTCAGATACAGGTCCGATAAACCCAAATGCTACAGAGCCAGAGAAGCCCGTAGAGGCTGTCTCAGAACCTTTAGCTGAAGGGGAGCTACGGATCCCTCCTAAAACAGAGGAACCCGTAGAGGAGCTCTCAGAGGCTTCAGAGAATATCCTAGGTGTAGACCAAAGTAACTGGGATAATTGGTCCTATGAGGTGGCTGCCACAGGTACGCTATCTGAGGAAACTCGACAAGATATTACGAATCGTACAGGTCTTAATGGTCCTATGATTGATGATTTTCTTACGGGACAGAAAGCAAAGATGAGAGAATCATATGCTCAGGCAGGGAGTGTCGTCGGTGGAATGGAACGACTACAGTCTATGTTACAATGGGCATCTGAGAATTTATCTGAAGATGTGCAATACAGTATCAATGCTGGGATGGCTACTCCAAACATGAGGGACATTACCCTCAGAGGACTAGCGTCCAAGTATGATGCTGATGCACAATCTAAACCTATCAATAATGAGCCTGAGGCTACTCAAAATAGAGTAAACCAAACGGCTACTAAACAAACCTACACCACCTATACTACAAGACGTGAGTTCTTACAAGATAGGAACAACCCTAGATTTAAGGTAGAACCTAAGTTTAGGGAGGCTGTAGAACAACGCATGATGCGTACAAATTGGAATACATTACCTGAATAATTGGACGATCAGGTATACATCGGGAATAGATACCTTAAGTAAATCCCCCTAAGGGCAATGGATGACTTATAAATTCTATGACCACCACAAGTTAGACTCTCGCTGCAGGGAATAATCTATATGTGTTAGTAATAGTCCTATATTTTAACCTTTATATAAGGAGTTTAGTATTATGGCTGATTCACTCGGTAATACTGACATGGGGTATAGATCCTCAACAACTGCAGCAACTTCGGGGGCAAACCCTCCAGGTAAGCTGTGGCTACCAGTTTGGTCTGGTGAAGTAATTCATGCTTATGATGAATATAATATGTTCGAAGGTTTGGTAAACTCAAAGACGATCCCTAGTGGTCGATCAATGGAATTTCCAATCACAGGAACAGTAGATCTCGAAGCTGCATGGGATGCAGGTGAAGAGCTAATGGGTGGAACAAACTCAACAGCTACTACATTCCAAGTAACATTGGATAAGCGTCCAATGGCGGCTCACTTTGAACTTGACAACGTAGACCTCATGGTAACCCAATGGGAATACCGTGCAGAACTCGCTCGTCAAGCTGGTTTGGTTCTAGCGAATACACGGGATAAGCAAATTGCTGCTTACCTAGTACGTGCTGGTGCTGAATCTCAACGAGACGATGCTAACGCATCAAG